CTTTTTTATAATTTAGGAAAGTATCATAAACAAATGAATGAAAATGTAGACTTTCCATTTTACGAAGCAGAGCCTCTACCTGATTCATACAAAAACTTAGGTTGGAATGGTGAATGGCGTTTAACATTCTCTGTTCCAACCTATATCTGGTTCTTAGAAAACCTATAAATATTTTATAATGTTTATAAACCAAATACTAACAGAAGCACCAAAAGTTGGTCGTGCGTTCCAACACCTTGAAGACCTTGTTCTTATTGAAGGAAGTTTAGGTGCTGAAAAAGCAATTAATAAACTTGCTAATATATCACGCAATCCACAACAGATACGCTGGAAGTGGGATGGCAAGCCACAAGTTTATTGGGGTCGTGAGCCTGATGGTAAGTTTATCATGGTTGGTCATAATGGCTGGTTAAAGAAAACCATAGATGGTAAATCTCAATCACCAAGTGAACTTGCACGTTTTATCATGCAAACTGGTAAAGCAGAAACACCAGAAGAAATTGCGAATCGTCAAAAATTTGCAACAGAGTTTGCTAGTCTTTGGTCACTATTCGAAGCGGCAACACCAAACAATTTTCGCGGTTATGTTTATGGTGATTTGTTGTTTATGGCTCGTCCTAAGTTGCAAGATGGTGCGTATAGTTTTACACCTAATAATGTAACTTATACTGTTAGTTCTACGAGTGAACTAGGTCAACGTATCAGTAAAGCAACAGCAGCCGTTGTTGGTCATGCTTTCTTTCCACAATTTGGTATGGGCGATGATGAACAACAACCTATAAGTGATTTTAGTGCATTTAATAAAACTGCTGGTCTTATTGTGCTAGGACCACGTTATGCAGCATCAAAGCCACAAATAGATACAACTGCAGTTGCCAATTTACAAAAATATGTTGCTACCAACAAAAACGCTATTGATAATTTCTTAAATGACCAAAATCTTACTGCTATGAAAATGGCTGGATTTAAGGGTATCTTATATAATTTTAATAATCAAATGGCACGTACTGGAACCACCAAAGGTTTAGCAAATAAGTTTTTAGAGTGGTTACCAAGCAGTCGTCAAAGTGTGCCTATGCAGAATAAAATTACCGAATGGGTTACTAAGAATCAACGTGGATTCCTTGCTACATTTAATGTATTGGAAAATCTACGTGCAATTAAAGATAGCATTATTGCGCAACTTGACGCAGAAAGCGGTGACATACAGCAAACAACCAAAGGCGAGGCTGGCGGTGAAGGCTATGTAGTATATGGTAAAACAGGCGAACCAAATGTTAAGTTGGTTCCAAGACATCGTTGGACACCAACCTAATGCGTATAAGTGAAATAGAAACCACGCCACAAAAAACTGGACCGGGTTATTATGAATTGTTTCGTAATGGTAAGCCAAACGATATGCACGATAATGCAAAGTTTTTTAATTCATATGATGAAGCAGTAGATTGGTATACAAAATATCGGATTGATTATGCCATAAAAAATAATGGTGCTAAACCAGAAGAGTTTAGCGTTGTTCGTGATTCTAATACATGGGAATATTTTAATACGCTGCCATCACCCGCAAAAGAAAAAAACAATAGGCTGATTGATCCAAAATATTTTGCTGATGCATTAAAGTTTTGGACAGATTATTATGGCGATAGTCGTCGTGGAGCAGTTGAAATTTATGATTATAGCAATGAAGTTGATGCTATAATACAACAAGGTGGTGTGCTATATCGTATTGTATTCTTACAAAAATTTGAAGATTTGAATCGCACAGATTTAGGTTCACACTGGACCGTTGATCGTGATGTTATTGATGATTATATAGAAGGTGTTGAAGGTCGCACACATAGCGAAGGCAAAGAAGTTTATGTTTTACTCACTGCTACAACTCCACCAAACAATATTGATAATTTAAGCGTAGATGTTCGTGGTAATCCAGAAGAAAAAGAAGTGAATATCATCAATCCACGTGCTTGCAAATACACTGCACAGATTCTTGGCAGTAAAGAAGTAATAGCGTTAAATTAAATCCAGATAAATATTTTATCTGGATTATATGATGACCTTAACCACTCGCACTAATTTTAATGAAGCCGTTGGACCACATGTAAGTTTTGCATTTATGAGAAGTAATCCTCCCCATTATGGCCACAAGGGTGTAATTTCTACAGTATCTACATCTGCAAAAAATGGTGCTTGGGCATTATTTTTTAGTAAAAGTCAAGATTCCAAGAAAAATCCGCTTGAATATCAAACAAAATTGCGATGGATTTATACATTATATCCAGAAACAAAAGGTCATATTGTAGAAGACCCCAATATAAAAACTTTCCTTCAAGCAGCAGCGTATCTTTATGAAAAGGGATTCCGCAGTGCAACTTTTGTTGCTGGTGAAGATGATATGCCACAAATGCGTTCAGTACTTGAACAGTATAATGGCAAAGAAGTGGCACACGGATTTTATAATTTTAATCCATTAACATTTATGGAAAGTCCTCGTTTAACTTCTGCAACAAACGCAAGAGAAGCCGCAAAAGGTGGTGATCCAGATGCCTTTGAAAGAGCAACGCAAGTCCCACAAAACTTAACAGTAGATGGAAAAACGCTATTCCAAGCTGTTCGTGCTGGCATGGGTTTAGGTGAAGCAGTTGAAGAAGGGGAAGTTGTTCAATTCCGTAAGCCAACACTTGCACCTACTACACAAAATCTACAACGTGCAAAAGAATTAGCAAAATTACTATTTTGGGTTCAAAGTTCTACACATTTTACACCTGAAGAACAAGCACATGAAGATCAGTTAGAAAGTGATTTAGCAAAGATTGGTTATAGTGCTGAACCAAATCTTGATAGTAGTGATATTGAAATGATTATCACACATAACCAAACTGGTCAACAATATGTTATGAGTGAAGATGAATTATTAAAACGTTTTGCAGGTGAAAGCATTACAGAAGCACCAGGTATTGGCGGTGATTGGGGTGATAACCCAAAACTTGTGAAACTTGGTCGTAAGCCATATGAACCTAATGTAGATAATACAGATTATGGTTCAACTCACGGTGTTGATTTAGACTTATATGGTTTACCAAAGTATGGAACGAATGAAGCAGCAGAAAAATCAACCAAAGCAGTAGCAAAGTATCAGGATATGCCTCGCAATGGTCAACGCTGCGACCACTGCACTATGTGGCGTCCACCACACGGTTGTAGTGCTGTAAGTGGCAAGATTGCGGCAAATGGTTGGTGTTCATATTACAAGCGCAGTCATCGTAAAGATTTAGATGAAACTATTGAACCAAATAGCAATATGTTAGCAATAGCGCAACGTCTTGAAGATTATGCAAATGAAAATATTCCACAAGATGAAGATGGTTTTGGTGATTTTATGTATCACGCAGAACTTATTCGCAAAGGTCATCTTGACATACATCGTGAAGATATGGAAAAAGTTCAACCACGCTATCTACCGATTATGAAATCTATAACAAAGAATGAATTAGTAGCAGAATCACAACTTTACGAAGCAGCATCAGCAGTGTTGTTCCACTATACAGGCAGCGTAGGTGCAGCATTAAACATTCTTAAAAATAATGAGTTTATGTTGAGCATTTCTACTGGTAGCGTAGAAGACCAATATGCGCCGAAGGGTTATAACTACTTTCTATCTACCACACGCAGCAAAGTAGGTGGCTATCACGAGTTTACTGGCGGCACTGCTGTTATGTTTAACCTTGATGGCAATTGGTTTAATCGTCGTTATCCAGTTAAAGCAATCAACTACTGGGCAGGAATGGATAGAGGAGACCGTCATAGCGAAAGTGAAGACCGTGTATTCTCACATGAGCCAACAATACCAGCAGATGCTATTACAGCAGTTCATATTTTGCTTAAAGAAGCAGGTGAGTTTGCAAGCCCAACTACTCGTCAATTGATGATTGTGGCAAAGAAGCGTGGATTACCAACTTATCTTTATAGTGATGAAAATGCGTGGAAGTTACAAGATACCAAGCGAGCAATACCAGTAAGTAAAGCACAAGATTTACTACGTGGACAAAAGAAAACTGGTTATATCAGCACATTTAATGGCAAGAAATATCTTGAACCTTGGTTAGAACTTATCTTTAAGAAGAGCCGCAGTGAGTTATCTAAAGAAGCAAATAAACTACGTTATAGTTTAACCTATTGGAATGGTGGTCAGTTTGCTGATGACCTTGGACTACGCAATGAAATTACCAATGCTCGTAAACCAGGCAATAGTGGTTATGAAGCAGCAACTAAAATTATCGCTGCTATGCGCAAAATCGGTGCTAATGATGTAAAAGGTTTGCTGACATTCTTACACAAAAAGTGGGATGCAGAAGCACAACAACCACTTAAAAGCGACAATGATGCACAACGAGCAATTGCTAAAATCCGTGCCGATAGTGCTAAAAAAGAAAGTATTGAAGAAGCACTTGACCTTAATGAAACACATGGTTGGATATTGCCTGATCGTAAAGTTGTATATGTTACGAAGGAAGAACATCTGGGGTGGCTTTATAGTAAAGACATTGATGGATACGAAGAAGCATTTAAACTTGGATATGTGCGTTTTGCAAAAGCAACTCTTACATTTTTTGTTCAAGGTTTCT